TATAATTAACAGATGGTAGAGAAGGCTTTTATAGATTGGGCATATGTTGACAACTGGGTTAATAAGTTAGCTGAGCTTATTCGTGAAAATGAAATCAAATATGATTATATTATCGCATTAGGTAGAGGCGGTTTGATCCCCGGCGCCATGCTAAGCTACAAGTTAGGTATTAAGAATCTACAAAACCTAGGTATCAATACTCGACAAGAAGATGGTAAGTATCTGGAGACTTTAGTATATCAAAGACCTACTATTTCCGGTAATGTATTAGTAGTAGATGATATCAATGATAGTGGTAAGACTTTTGAAGCCGTCGATTCATTAATATCTAAAGAGTATTCTGTCGATCAGTTAACATACTGTAGTATCGTTAAGAGATACTCATCTACATTCACGAAAGATACAATACAAGCAGTAGATACGTCAATAGATGATTGGTTTGTATTCCCTTGGGATAAATAATTAAGTGAAAGCGAGACCTTATTATTTCGAAATTAAAGATGTTGTTGCTCAGTTCTTAGCTGCGTTTGATGATATCGTCATTGGTAGGTTTAATAAGGCGAGGGAGGAAGAAGATAAGATTAATGTAAGATACTTGTATGCACCTAAGCAAAGGGTGATGCATGATATTATTAACGAGAATAAGACTATTACGCTCCCGGTGGTAGCCGTTAATATAAACAGCGTATCACGGGATACAACACGAGTCTTTAATAAGTTAGATGGGTTTTATTACTCTGGTACAAGCGGTGAAGAGAGAACATCCAAGCATATTAAAGCGCCAGTACCGGTTAATATAAGCCTGTCAGTATCGATTCTGACAAGGTATCAAACTGATATGGACCAGATACTGAGTAATTTTATACCCTTTACTAATCCATATGTTATTATATCATGGTACTTACCTAAGGAGTTTAACCTATCAGTTGATCAAGAGATTAGATCTGAAGTATTATGGGACGGTAATGTATCATTAAACTACCCAGTCGAATTAGCCTCTACTGCAAAAGCCCGCATTACTGCAGATACTACATTCACTATTAAAGCATGGCTATTTAAAGATGAGGCAGACCCGGTAGGTAATATATATTTTGTTAAAGAAAACTTTTCAGCAACAGATATCATTACTGATTATGAAACTCTACAATCAATTGACATGCCTACAGAGTCATTTGAACTATCAGGATCACCTACGATAACAGATATGTTTTATAACGGTGTTAAGCTTCTAGATGACCTAACATTATCAACAGGTGCTTCAGGTAAGGTCCAGCTCTATGGTACCAGTTTTGCAAATACTGAGGGAGTGTTAATGAGTACTAACAATGATACATTGTATACTACCCTAACGTCTATATCAGCTACCACGCGGCAGCCTAGTGTCTCAGGTCAGCTGATACCTTTTACTATCTTGAATGATAATATTATCGATATACAGACTCCTATTTTAAGCGCAGGCGTTATACGCTTTATACCTTTTAATAAAGCAGGTTATTCATTTAGTGACGATACTTTACATACACAGACATTTAGCGCAAACTCTACCTTTATTAACGTAGAATAATTATTAAATATTAATACATACCATGGCCGACGAAAAAAAATCATTATTTAAATCGGATATTTTTAAAAATATCGCGAATAAGTTACCTTATCAAACTCCAAATGCGGATGAGATAATCGGGCAGTTAAATCCGAAGTATGAAGTATTTCAAGATACTGGTATAAAAAGAACAGAAGCGCTAGCTAATCAATCTGTTTTATATAAAAATGATTATAATACAGTAGCTACTGGTCAATTTGGTACCGAGACGCAGTATGCAGAATTAGTATACGCTAATATCGAAGAAGATAAGTCAGGTAGATTACGTGACTATAGAGTAATGGCTTCATTTGCTGAGATAGCAGATGCTTTAGATGAGATATGTGATGAAGTTATTAACAAGGACGAAAATGGTAATATTGTTAATTTAGAATTTAGAAATACAGATCTGGATGCTAACGATCAAATTAAGATTCAAGATGAGTTTGAAAAGTATATTGACTACTTTAACTTAGAGAGACGCGGCTTCGAGTATTTTAGACAGATGCTAGTTGAAGGTGAAGTATACTTCGAGCATATTGTACATAAGGAATATACTAAAGATGGTATACTAGGTATTGTACATCTACCATCCGATCTAGTCGATACAGTGTATGATAATATTCAGAATATGCTTATTAAGGGGTATATCTTACGCAAGCCAGTATTCGATCCAAACAAGCCTACTAAGGTAGATAAGATGGAGCTTATACCAATGGACGATAATCAGATCACTTATATTAATTCTGGTATATGGAATCAAGATAAGACTTTTAGGTTACCGTTTATTGAAAATGCTAGAAGAGCGTATCGTCAATTATCTCTAGTTGAAGATGCTATCGTTATATATCGACTTGTAAGAGCTCCAGAACGTCTTGTCTTTAATGTTGATGTTGGTAATATGGCACCACCAAAGGCTGAAGCTTATTTAAGAAAGCTTATGCAGCAGTATTGGTCAAAGAAAACTTTCGATTCAAATCAAGAAGGAGCTGTTCAGAAATTTAACCCTCAAAGTATGTTGGATTCATTCTGGTTCGCTAAAAGAGCAGGTTCAGAAGGTACATCAGTTACTCAATTACCGGGCGGTGCTAATCTCGGTGAGTTAGCTGACTTAATGTATTTTGTTAATAAGCTATACAAGGCGTTAAAAGTACCTACCAATAGGTTAAATCCAGACTCCTCCTTTAGTGATGGTAACGAGATATTACGTGACGAGCTTAAGTTCGCAAAATTTATTATAAGATTACAGCAGCAGTTCGCTGGAGGTCTTAAAAATGGATTTGTAACCCACTTAGAATTAAAAGGACTAAAACAAAAATACGGTATTAAGGATCAGAATTTACATCTGCACTTTAACGTGCCGACAAATTTCTACGAATTAAGAGAAAGTCAAAAGCTCGAGCTTAAGGCTACTAATTACAATACCCTTGTTACTAATGAGTTTATATCTGCTACATACGGTCAAAAGAAGTATCTAGGGTGGAATGAAGTAGATATAAAAGCTAATAGAGAGCTATTACGTAAGGATGCAGAGTTTCAATGGGAGCTAGCTCAAATACAGGGAGCAGGCCCGTCGTGGAAAGACACTATACAACCTGCAGGTGGAAGCGAAGCTGGAGAGCTCGGCGGTACTGAAGCCGGAACGCCTCCTGAATTCGGAGGAGGTGAGGCTGCTGTAGAACCGGCGGGTGATGAAGGTGCAGGTGAAGAAGCAGCTGCAGAACTACCAGAAGCTCCAGTAGTCTAAAGTATTAGTCTTTCCAAACTAATACTAAACTGCCGTGATCTAATATAGTAACCAACTCACCCGACGTTGGGTTCATAGTAGTATTTAAAAAATCTTCAAAATACTCTGTTGACATTGCTCCAGTAACTGAAGGTACGACTGTTGCGTGATATATAGGTGTTGCCATATTATTATTTATTAAAGTGGACTAAGTATATGTGTAAGTAATAAATATTTTAAATGGCAAAGTGTGACATAACTCCAATTTCTGCATTCCAGAGCACGAACTTAAACAGTAAGATTGACAATTTTAATCGATTAAGTGATAGAATACTACGCTCTCTAGGGTACCCGTTTGTAAACGTCGAGATACATCGAGATACTTTATATGAAAATATTAGTATATCTTGCGAGATGTTTGCAAAATTTGCTGGATATACTCAAGAATATTTACTATTCGATAGCAATCTATATGTTAAAAACCAAGGCATTCGTTTAGATCACTTATTCTCTTTACAGAATTCAGATTCTTTACAGCAACAAGTTGAATTTAATAATGAGAGTAAGGATTTCTCTAATTACATACAAGAAAATGAAACTCTTTATGTAGCTAATAGTGCTATACCTGGTACATATTTCTCTACAATATCTGCGTTATCAGCATCTCTAGAAGACGGCACTTTCGCGAATCAGATATTTAGTGAAGATGTATATAGCGTTATAACTGATTCGTCTAGTACTATATTATCTGGGTTATCTACCTACTTTACACCTAGCTTTAAGCAAAATTTTACTACTGAAGGTACTATTACTGGTAAGCGAGAGAAGTTTATGAATAGCTTTGATTATGATATATTGGACTATAGAAAAGTTATCGCTGTTCAAGATTTTGAAGAAGGTTCTTCAACCGGTATCAACACATTATTCACAATTGAACAAACAATGGCTCAGCAAACATATTTTAGTTATGCTATGGGTAATTATGGGTTTGATCTAGTTAGCTGGTATGTGCTTAAGGATTGGATGGAAATGAGAGAGAAGTTATTGGCTACTAAACGCAGTTATACATTCGACGACAGGACGCAGATGCTAAGAATGTACCCACAGCCGCGCTCCGGAGGATCGTCCGCTGCTAGATTTTACGGTGTAGTAAGCTGTTATATAGAGAGACCTATTAGAGATATTATAAAGGAGCATTGGGTATATCAATATTCATTAGCTCTTACAAAGATAGCCGTAGCTAATATTAGAGGTAAATACGGCTCTGTAACTTTATTTGGCGGTGGTAGTCTTAATTCAGGTGATCTTATGACACAAGGCTTAAGTGAAAAAGAGAAGTTAGAAACTGCATTATATGAAAGCGCTCCTGGCTTAGGAGATGCTGAACCTCCTATGTTCTTCGTCGGGTAATGAATAGAGAGGCTGGTTATAACTACCTAGATACCTCATATACAGGTACTAGCGCGGCTTATCTATCTGGATTAGGTGATAGTGACCCTTATAATGTCTTTAAAATTATAGGTAACGGTGATATGGGGATGGCAAGATCTACTGCTGTAGGAGAGCTCGGGCCTTTTATTTAACGTTAAAGACTTCCATTAGCTTACTAATTACGCTGCTAGCATCTGTAACATCCACTGATTTACTTTTTACAGCTGTATTTAATGTTTTTGTTACCGGTGTATCTGCTTCGTAGTCTCCGTATATATCATCCACATTATCATCTATAGATAGGTCAATCTCAACTTCTTCTTCTATTCCCTCGCTGCTATTTACTATACTATCAACTTGCGCCGAACCTATATCAGTTAAAATAATATTTAAAAGCTGGCTAGTGTTCTTTTCTTCCTTAGATCTGCCAACAAAATCTATTATTTCAGATTGCGTAAATTTACCTCTTAAATCCTTTAAAGGGTTTTTATATGAACCGTAACATAGATGCGCTAGATACTGTATAGTAATCTCTGAAGCGTCTTTAATTAAAAAGTAAGCTCCTTTTTTTAAAATCTTCACCCCAGTGTCTGGTTTATCAAAAGCTACTTTAGCTGGTCTCATTAAATTTTTTTGTCTAATATCTGAATTAGTAATTAATTTTTCTTCAAATGTCATAATTATATTTATAAGATGAAAAAGGATAAACGATATAGACAGGGTATATTCAAGCCTATTAACAGTAAAAAATATATCGGTAAAGGTGATCCTATATATAGATCAAGCTGGGAGTTAAAGTTTTTTAGATGGGCAGATTTAAATGAAAATATATTAGTCTGGGGTAGTGAAAATATTATAATACCTTATCTAAGTCCTATTGATAACAAGGTGCATAGATATTTTGTTGATAACTTTATTGTATTTTTAGATAGAAATAAAAATAAAAAGAAATTTTTAATAGAAATAAAACCCAGTAAGCAAGTAGCTAAGCCTATAACTACAAAGGGTAAACGTAGAACCACTATATTATACGAGCAAAAGACTTGGGTTGTTAATCAAGCTAAATGGGTAGCGGCTAAAAAATGGGCAGATAAAAAAGGTTATGAATTTTTAATTTTAACTGAAAAAGAATTAGGTATATAGTTTTTATGAGTAAAATTAATAAAACGTAGGAAATTGTTCCTTATTATATAAATAATTGTACATGAGTTTAAGTCTTATAGTTGAAACGCCAGCCCCTAAGGAAGAGTTTGAATATATCGTTGAAGAAGGTAGTTCAAAGGGATCGCAAAATTTCTTTATTAAAGGACCATATATGATGGCCGAAGGTGTTAATCGTAATAAGAGGATCTACCCTCTTAACGAAATGGAGAAAGAAGTTAAACGCTATCAAGAGTCAATGGTAAAGACTGGTAGAGCAATGGGTGAATTAAATCACCCATCTACAGCTGATGTTGATCTCGAGAGAGCCTGTCATTTAGTTACTGAGATGTCTCAAGACGGTAATGTATTTTACGGTAAGAGTAAAGTTCTTTCGACCCCGACTGGTTTAATTGTTAGGTCACTTATTAATGATGGGGTAAGAGTCGGTATGAGCTCTAGAGCTTTAGGTCAGTTAATTCCAGAATCAGGTCAAGATGGTGTTAGCCGTGTACAGGATTTTAAATTAGTAGCTATCGACTGTGTAGCTGACCCATCGTTTCCAAAAGCTTTCGTTAACGGAATTTTAGAAAGTAAGCAATACGTTGTTAATGCATATGGTCAGTTTGAAGAAGCTTACGATAATTTCGAAAAAACAATTGCTACAATGCCTTTAAAGAATAAAGATCAATTTTTACGCGAGCATATGTTGCAATTTATTAAGTCTCTATAAATAATAATATGAATGATAATATAAGTAAAACTAATACACATATTAAGGACTTTATTAACAATGTTATTAATAAGCAGTATAAGAACGCTCATTCAAAATTATCTCATGCTGTTGACCAGAAAATTAAGCAGCAAATCATAAATAATAATATAAATCTATTTTAATATGTCTATTTCAAAAATACTAAAAGAAGCAACTAACGGTGCAGTCGATGAGACTGTCTTAAGTGAAATCGAATCTGCATTCGAAAAACGTTTAACTGAGAAGACTCAGTTACATGTAGATAAGGCCTTACTTGAGCAAGATGAACTTTATACTTCTAAGCTAGAGCAGCTTTTAGAAGCGATCGATACTGATCATTCAGAAAAGCTTAATAAGGTCGTCGAAGCTATCGAAGTTGATAGAGCGGCTAAGCTTAAGGCCGTTGTTTCGAAGTATGAAAGCGTATTAACAGAAGATGCTAAGGTATTTAAAGAAGAGTTAGTTGAATCAATCTCCTCTTACCTTGATGCATATCTACAAGAAACGATTCCAGCTGCTGATATCCAAGAAGCAGTTAAAAACAAAAAAGCAATTAAAGTGCTTGAAGGAATTCGTAACCATTTAGCCGTCGACGGCGCTCTTCAAAAAGAAAGCATTAAAGATGCTGTTATTGATGGGCATAATCAAATTAATGAAGCTACTACAAAGCTTGAGTCTGCACTTCAAGAGAAGTCTGTTATCGAAGAAGAACTTAATACAATTAAGGCTAATCTTCTTATCGAACAAAAAACAGCCAATCTAGATGAAAGAAGCGCGAAGTATGTAAAGAAAATGTTTGCAGGTAAACCATCTGAGTTTATTACTGAAAACTTTGACTATACTTTGAAGCTTTTTAATAAAAAAGAAGATAGCAGACTTGAGGGCTTAAAAGTAGAAGCTTTGAAAGATACTGTAAAAGTTGATCGTGTTATAAAGGAGAAGGTCGAAGCACCTACTCTACCTAGCCCGTACCTTACAGAACTTTCAAAGTACTAATTTCTAAAATTAATTAGGCTTTCCTGAGTTACCTGGGGTAAAACCCTTGGGGTCGAACAAATAAAAATAAAGGAAAAAATACAAATTATGAATACAATTAAACCTTCACAGGCATATATTGATGAATCGAGAGCTTCTGCTCTCTTAGAAAAGTGGGCTCCAGTTCTGGATTACACTTCTAAGAGCGTTGCAGCAATTGAGGATTCGCATACTCGTTTGAATACAGCGATGTTACTTGAAAATCAAGAAGCATGGTGCATTCAAGAAGCAGGACCGAACTACGTTGGCAATGGTAACAATGCCGGCAATGGCGGTGCAATCGGAAATCAGTTTGGGACTAACGGAC